CAGCGGGAGTTGATATGACTTGCCCACCCTGCAACAATGACTGCAACGAAGGTAGAGATTGCCCTGCAAAAAATAAACAAATGAAACCATACGGATATGTTTGGACAAAAGACAAACATTCACCTATGTTTTTTTGGACAGAATCTCCCGCAAAAGAAATTCTAAATAGTTTTGGCGGCGAAGTTGTGCCTGTGTTTAAATGATTGGCCGACTGCTGGTTGCTTCGCTTTGCGCTTGGTTTGGGTTTGCTGGACTTATTCCTGAACCACCCAAGCCGCCATTAAAAATCTCGCAGCTTCAAGCAAAGGCTAAGATGCAGTCAATCAGCAATATGTGCAAAAAGCGCAAAACAAAAACCGTCAGCCGAATCTGCAAACGGTGGGAAAAAAAACAGGAGGTTTTATGATTATGACAATATTTGCTTTAGCGATTGGCGCATTTGTCGGTATCGGTTCTCTAGTGATAATTGCATTTTTACTAACGCACCTTGAAGATACAGATTAGACATTGCGCTCAAAGTGTGGGCAGTCAACAAGACTTTTGAAATTGCCGCCCCATCGGTTTTTTGGGTGCAGCGTCTCCCAGTACGCACCCAGCGGGGCAAGAATTTCTTTGTTCCAAATGATTTTGCCATCTTTGAAGAAGTTCAAGTCCATAGCACAGCGTTTTAGGTGGATGCTGTTCATGGTCTTACTACGACCAGTCTTAAAGTAGATAGCTTGCTGTTCGGGGGTACGGGCAAGTTCACCACCAGTCACCACAAAACCTTGCTCTGTGGCGTATTGAATTAGTTTGCAGACATCTAAAAGAAATGCGGCTTGTTCTGTATTAAGACTCATTTTTTCCTCATTTCAGCCAGCTTTTCCACAGTCCTGCCTGCGAAATAACTACCCATAATTATCATCCCCCAATTTCCCAGCAAGGTCACATAGCTTTCATTTGCGTTGTACCCAAACGCAGACATTAGGGCAAATAAGAAATATCCCATAAAGATGGCTATAAGGCTCATAGGGCGAATATTCTTTGACAGCCATGAGTCACTAGACATATCAGCCTGCCATCTGTCTGTGATGTTGTCAGCATCGTTTTGCGCGGCCTTGGCAAGCACTTCTAGTTCAGCCAATTCCATTTTGGCTTTTTCAATGCCCAGCTCAAGCAAACGTTCTTCATGCTCAAACTGCAACTGGCGCAGGTTGCTGACATCTTCTGCGGTTGGGTTGTCGGGTATCTTTACACCAAGCGTGTTCTCAACCACTTCTTTGCCCTTGGCTTGAATGGCAGAAGACAGCAGTGTCAACCCGTTTTGGGCCAAGCTACCAAGGAGGGATGCGACTATTGGAATCATTTCGTTTTTCCTTTTCAACTTCTCTGCGTAATTTTTCCATCTTCTCAATCTGCTGTTTGGCTTCATGTTTCATTTGAAGCACATCCATGTACAGCATTCCAAGTAGAGGCAACAACACAACTACAAGCAAACAAGCGGCAATCCATCCCACAACTAACTCCCAGTCCTGTTTAAGAGGGCTAACAGTAGCCACAGGTATAGGAGGAAAAGAAAAGTCGCCAGCAGGTACGCCTGCCTTTCTCTTAGGAGCCGCTCCTCTTCCCTGCGTTGCCATGATTCATCATCCCGTTTCTTCCTTGCTTTGTCCTGCTCTATTTTGATGACATCTCGCATATCAAAGACTTTGGAATACAAAGCACCCATTTCTTTAGGAGCGCCATATACCATTGCCTCTCTTATCTCAGTCTCCAACGCTTCCATCTGGTCTTGAGCCATGACCCGCTTAAGGGCGGCTTCCATCAGGTTTGCATCAGGGTCGTAGACTGTCTTGCTCTGCTCTTCCTCTTCCCTTATGTGGTCGGCAAGTTGTTCTTGCAGTTTGAAAAACTGAGAAAGCTGAACAACGATGTCTGCCATGACTTGGGTTTCGTCAACAGCTACATAAGTTTCCTTCTTTTTCGCCAGAGGCTTGGGGCTTGCGGTGGGCGTTGTTCCGAAGAGCTTTGCCCAGAATCCTCTAACGGCTTTGACATCTGAAGCAACCTCATCAACAGTCTTTTTAATCTCCATGAAAGACGTTTTAGCGTCTTTGTACAGCTTGCACCCCTGCTTGATAGCGGCAACGCAGGCATTGGCGGCAAAGAGGATGCTGAGTGGGTCAATTTACAGCCCCAATATTTTCTTGATTAACTCGCCCGCAAAGCCTGGACCAAGCAACACAGCCGCAATCACGACATAAAGCAAATACTCTATGCGGGTCATGCGTTGTGAACCTGATACAAACGACTTTTCAATAGCCGCGTATCTCTCAGCGCAAACCGCTTCATGCACTGCCAGACGTGTATCACTATCCTCAGTCATTACATACCCTCGCCCTGCACGATGTAGACAGTTGCCGACGCTGTTGCAAGACCGCTGAAAAACGAGTTGCGAGCAAAACGCAGAACCTCCACAGCACCAGGCACTAGCACAATGGCTGAACTTGGGGTTCCTGCGATTGGCGCAACAGCATTTGCCGTAGCCAATGCCGCAGTTGACCCAACGCCCAAGAACACCGTATACACGCTGTCGTTGATGATTCGGTATTGCCCTGTACCCTGTGCATCAAGCCTGCCGCTAACCAGCGCCTGAACGCCAGCAGGGGCACTAGCCGCCGCAGGGACTACTACGGTGTCGCCAAGCGGTGCAAATGCAATTTGTGAATTGGTGGACATATCAGACTCCTTGTGTTGCTTTGTAAGCCGCAATCACGCCAGCCGTGTGAATTGATGCAGCAATGGCTTTAACCTTGGCATCTTCTGAACTGTAGTCATCGCCAGGTGCGACAACGTGACGGTGGAATGTGCCACTAATTTGCTCGCCATCTTCCATGATGGCGGTTTTTGTACGGACTTGAATGCATCCGTTTTCTACTACTTCAATTAAATCGACAGAGACAACTTTGCTGAGAGCCATAATATTTCCTTGTTTCCAGCTTGACAATCCAGCCAAGCATTAAGGTTTCCAGTTGTCCGAACTGGTACGGGTTAACAATCAACAGCACCAGCAAATTCTGGCAATGTTTTAAGGTGTTCGTATGCTTGTGCAATGAAATTAGCCGAACCAGTCGCAGTTGATACAGGTATATGATATTGCCGATTAAACTGTTGTGCATCGCTTTGAAAACTCACATTAGCGGTAATGAAGTCTTTGTTACCCATAATGCTCGTTATTTTTGCATAGGCTAAAAATGATACTTTTTGAACACCATTTGCAATGTTACCTATCGGTGTTTGCACTACTGATGTGCCTTCAGATTCAATAAATTTACGAAGCGCCATGATTTTTCCTTTGTTTTACAATAAAGCTAATTCACCTGTTTCTAATATCCACGAATAATAGAAAATAACAGGATTCGCAGACGTATTATTTAATGTTAGTGTATTAGTACCGCTTGCCGTGGTTTGCGTTAATGTGAATGATGCACCCGTTGAATAATCTGTTGTAACAGTTGTAGATAAACCAGCAACATCACCGCCGCCAATCATAGCAACTTGGAATTTTTTAGCCGTTTGAGTTCCAAGTGATGTTGGCTGCGATATAGCCCGAACTGTTAACGATAAAGATGCAAAAGTGCCAAATCCAACAGCAGATAATATATTAACAGATGCAGCCGCTAAAACTAATTTAGACCCTGACCCAGAATTAATATTAGGATAAATCAACAAAGATTGAGAAAAATTAACCCCAGGCGTTGCTTGAAAATAACCAATAATGCCGCCAGCACCATTGTTATTGAGATTCATGTTTACAAAACCAAGGCCGGTTGAATTTACATAGTTTGTAACAAAAATAAGTGGTGAAGATGAATTGCCAGCTATTGCACCGCCTTGTATGCATAAATCTCTGACTACGCCAGAGCCACCGCCAAGGGTAATTGAACTACCTGTGTCTGCTTCAAAATAGCATCCTTGGATAACAGCGCCAACTGTGATGCAAGTGGCTGTGGGTGGACTAACAGATAATGCTAAACTTGTTCCATTGCTATTAAAAAACACATTGTTAAAAGCCGGAGTTTGCCCACCGATATAATATATTCCATAATTTGTATTGTGTGTAATTGTGCCACCGATATTAAGCATACGATCTAGCCTAATTAATCCATTTAAGGTTCCGCTATTTATGCCTATGTAGTTGAATTCAGAACTTGCATTTAGCCGATAAATAACATCAGTATCCGTATACTTTTCTCCCGTATTCCAATCTTTACAAAGAGTATTAATAAGTCGAACACCTTGCACAGTGTTAAAGTTTAAAGCAATGCTATTTGTGTTAGTGCCACCAGTATCTTGGCCTGGGCCAATAAAAGACATATTTTCAATAGTTGGTGCAGCGGCTTGGTTTCCTGCCCCAGGCTGCCCGAGCACTGGACCTCGCCAAAAAAATGGATTTACATTTGCGGCATTTACTTTGATAACACTGCCAGTACCATCGCCAAAAAAATATGGCGAAAGCGTGTAAGCAAAACCAGTGTTTCCCATCGTTATAGTGGAACTCATCAAATAAGTTCCAGTAGGAAAATACAAAGCTGGCGCTCTTCCTGTACCTCCAGCATTGGCAAAAGAATAGATGTATGTTATAGCTGCTTGAATAGCTGCTGTGTCGTCAGTAGTTCCATCACCAGTTGCGCCAAAGTCTTTAACATTAACTGGCGCACCAGTAATCATTGAATAGCTTGCTTTTGTGAGAGACATTTTTATCCCTTAAACAAAGTATGTGCCAGAACAAAATAATGAACCCGATGCAGCCAAACTGGCGCTGTTTATATCGCCAGCTTGTTCTGCAAAATTTAACGTAGTACCGCCGCCATCGACGTTATAAAATATTGCAGCAAGAGTAGTTACAGTTCCTGCGGGGCATCCTGCTAATAACGGTATTGTTCCGCCAGCCTCCTTTGCAAATGGCAAGCCTGTAATAAAAACACGACCGCTACTAACTTTAGCCGCATATGTTATTTGCATATTAATGGTTACAGACTTTCCAACTTTTACATACGTTGCTAGAGGAATGGTAATTGTTTGATTGGTAGTGCCGAATGTCAAAACTGGAGTCCAAGTGCCTTCTTCATAGTCAGCTAATAACTCGCTGGTCATTCCCGCAGGGTGAGTGGTAATTGAGAAATCAACGCCTTTGCCTGATGTACCGATGACTAAATTGCCTGTGGACAGGGTGACATCCCCAGCCAAAGAAATTGGAGTTATAAGTTGGCTGGCACTAACGAGTTTTGATGCGGTTTTTAGCATGATTGTTTCCTCAAAATACAAATTCAATGATAGATGTGTATGGTGGTGCTTGCGTGAATGTTACATTGCCATTTGCAAATGAGTAAGTGTTTTGATTCTGATAAACACCATTGATGAAGATTTCGGTAGGTAATGAACTCACTGAGAAAATTGTCTGTGTGCCTGTGCCTGTAGCGTTTGAAACTACTATTCCACCATCAGCATTACCATTCAGCGATGTATAGACCACCGTGCCGTTTTTATTCTGCACTTGGATAGAGTAATCACTTCCAGTATAAATGCGTGATGGTGTGCCTTGGTAGACTGGATAACCCCCACTTGTGCGGATTGGCTGGGCAGCAGCAATCGTTAAAGCTGAATTAAAAAATACAGCAATCGGGTTAGTGACTGGGTTTAGGTTGACCGTGCCAATCAAGATGTAACCATCCTCAAGCGGCTGTCCATCAGCATCCGCAAACGCTGGGAATGGAGGTTCTACTGATAGTGCGGGCATTTATGGATTCTCCTGTTATTTGCGCTTGAGTAGTTCTTCAATCGCTTTAATGGCATTTTCTTTGTTAATACCACGCAATTCTTCAGCCTTTTCAGCAAGCAATTCTAATGCTCGTCTTGCTGCACCGCCCCTTGCAATATCTACTCCAGTCTGCATAGCCTCTGCAACTTGACCCTTCAAAGAAGTCTGTGCGGCTGCACCAAACATACGATCAAGTTCATTAACAAAGATAAGTTGATTGACAATATCGTCTTCAACTTTCATGCCGTATTTTGTGGCGGCTTGATTCGCTTGGTCAAGTGCGTCAATCAAGTTTGCTCTTGTACCGTAATTACTTGTCAATTTACGCATTGCTACACCAAGTGCTTTGTTTGCGTTTTCAGAGTCAAAGTTTATTTGTGTACCTGCCGCTTTTTGCAAGTCATCAAGCGCAGTGATTGTGTCGGCATATTTTTCATTTGCTGCTCTGTAAACTGGGAAAGCATCGCCAAGTGTTGTATTCAAATTTCGGCGCAAACCCTTAACGATTCTTTCGGCCTCTGCTGTCAAAGGGTTTGCTACGTTCTTTTTGCCATAGTTAACTTGTGTATCAATAAAACGCTTTGCATCATGAACACCCAAGGCATCAGGTGCTTGTGTTTTACTCAATCGCTTGAGAACTATATTAAGCAACTTTTCCGCCCTTGTGTCACCCTCAATGCGCGAACCTTGTAAATTGGCTTTGGCAACACCTTTTGCATCCAGTTCGACCTTCACACCAATTTTGCCAAGGTCATCTAAAAATGTATTCATGGCTGGGTCAAAGTTAACAGACTGACCACGCAATTTTGTTTGTGCAATACGGTCAATAGCCTTGCCTGATGTTTTATTGGCATTTGCTAAAAAATCAATTCTCCGCTGTACCGTGTCGCCAAGAATATCTGCTGCTCTGTTTAGAGTTCTGAATGTCTCACTTTTTTCGCCCATCTTAAATATGTTTAGCATCTGCAACATGGACTTACGATCTTTTTCGGTTGCAGCCTTGATGCTGGCAATCGCGCCATCTTTCCAGCCTTGCTTGATGGCATCAGCCGCCAATTTATCGGGTACGACCTGAGTTCCTGCAACCCTAAAGTTGACAGTTTCCACAGAGTCAGGATTTTGAGTAATGACTTTTTTTAGCGTTTCCTGTTCTTGTGGCGCTATCTTTCCTTCTACTGTTGCCTTAATACTTTGCACAGATTCACGAATTGTTGGCGCGGCTTTTGGGGTATACCCAAGTCGTAATTGTTCAATCGTAACTGGGGTAACTTGCTCTCTAATCTCAGCCCCTACTGGAGAAATTAGCTTTGCCGCTTGCCCAGTTAAAGTTTTAACTGCCGATGGCACAGATGGCACTATTGCACCAGCAACTTGTGCGGCAATCTGCCCACCAGTTCCAGCACCTGATTCTTTTGCTACCCCACCAGCGGCAGCAGATGTTCCACCTGTGACTGTTTGCAATGCGGGTGTGGTTGCCATCAACCTACCGACTTCACGGGCTACTGGACCCGCTGCGGCAGCTTCAACAGCTTTGCCTAAAGCAACGCCACCAGCACCACCACTTGCACCAGCCGTCGTTGTCTGCACAATTCTTTCGGCAGCAGTGCGGGGTTCTGCAACACCAAGACGGGTTAGCAGGTCTTCCATTGCCTCGGTAGGCAACGTGTACTTAGTGCCCAACAGACTATTGACTCCGCTAATAATAGGGTCGCCAACCAACCCAGCTAGGGTTGCCGCACCAGCGCCAGCAATAGCGCCTGGTATCGCCCCTACGCCACCAAGTAACGCACCAGCAGCCCCACCAGCAAGCGCCCCAGCCGCAGGCAAAGCCAAGCCCCTTGTAGCCGCCCCAGCAAGTCCTGTTGCAGTTGTTGATGGTTCTGCCATCACTGTGCCGCCATATTGCCCAGCAAGTGTTGCAAGGTCAACTGGTTCAAGCGGCGTAAGTTGCGCTTGATCTGTTGCAGCTTGACCAGCAGTTGGGGTAAATACAGTATTTAAAGTTGCGTCATAGTATGACCCTTGAGGTCTAGAATCTGCAAATTTTTCTGACAATATTTCAAAACCTGCTGGTGGTGTAATCGTGCTTGCTCTTGAACTTTCAGCAAAAATAGGGAAACTGCTAATTTCAACCCTAAATCCCTCAGTTGACGGACTTGCAACAGAGCCGCCAAATTGTTTTGCAAGGGCTTCGTAATCTGTTGCCATTACTTAATCCCTGCCTGTTTCTTGAATGCATCGGCAGCAGCCTGATTAGGAAATTTTGCGCTTTGACCATTCGGGAGTTGTACTATTACTTGTAAAGCGGCAGGCACATCGAGGGCAGGTTCTTTAACGCCATACTTGAGGCCTATATTCCCTCGTACTTTTGTAAGTAATCGCACAGCTTCATCTACATTTTCAATCAATCTTTCAGGTGATTGTCTGAGACTCAATGTTTGTAAAGATGCTTGCAGTTTGTCTCCTTCTTTTTCAGACAAACTACCAGTACCTTTAATTTTTGGTATCTGTGCAATAAATGCTTGTGAACCAAGTGCCTCAACTAGCGCCTCAAAGTCAGCAACATTAGTAGTCAAAGTAGGTAATATTTGATTAACTGGCCCTGTTGCTGATTTAATGATGTCTTTTGGTGTGTTTTTTATTCTTTGTGCTGTATTCAAAAAATTATCAATATCTGCTACTTGATTAGAAACCAATGCTTGTTGCTCTCTATCGGCAGCATCTCGCTTTTCTTTTGCATCATCAATCTTTTGTTGCAACTCTTGGCGTTTTAAATTGTTTGTTTCTTTTGCCGCAGCAGCATTCAATGCTGCAATACGTGCATTTTCTTTGTCAATCAATATATCTGCGTCAGTTTTGCGTAGAGTTGCAGCCGCTTGTTTTAAATCGGCTTGTATCTTTTCTCTAGCAAATTCAGCATCAACTTTAGCTTTTGCAGCTTGTGCTGTTGCTAGTGCAGCATCCGCTGCTTCTTTTTCAAAGGCATTTTTCGCTTTAGCCTGTGCCGATGTTGCATCAGCTACAGCTTGATCTGCTTTTGCTGCGGCTTCTTTTAATTTTGAAGGCTGTAATGCTTCTTCACGATTAGTAGAAAGTGCCTTGTCTGCCGCTTCAAGAAACTTAGTGCCTTCAGGCAGTCTTGCCATATAGAGACCAATGGTTGCTTGCGCCCCTGTTGGATTTAAATCAATCAGTTGAATTGATGCTTCTGCAGCTTTGGCATCAGCTTCACGACCACTGTTGCGGTAAGCCGTGGCTTGGTCTCTAAGCATTTGTTTTGCAATATCAAGTTGTCCTGATTTAACGGCTGAATAAACTTGACCACCCAATTTCAAATCGCCTTCTTGCATTGCTTTTGTTTTTCTTTCAAAACCCTGCGTTACGATTGCCGCTTGATCTTTTGGCAAAAAAGCCGCAACACGCTCATAATCTGCGGCTGTTGCATTGGGGTTTTTGTATAAATTTGCAAGTTCAACCTGTTGTAGTTGCGCTTGCGCTAATGCCTTGTTTTCAAGTTCACGCTTTTGTTGTGCTGCTTGAACAGTTGCCACATCTGCACCAAGTTTAAAACCGCCAATAGCAGCCTCAAACGGACTCTGCACATCTACAGCGTAGTTAATTGGGCCTTGTAATGGGTTGATAGTTGCCATGATTTAATCTTTTAGAACGGATTAGTATTAGGGCCAAGTGGGACTCTTGAGCCACCCGAACCGCTCTGAAAACCAAATATTTGCGCAGGCAGATTAAATAACTGACCGTAGGCCTTGGCTTCACCAAGCGAACCACCAGCTAGGGCTGCACCTTGGTTAGCCAATAAGTTGGAAATATTCGTAGCTGATGTTCCAGTAATATTGCCAATATTTGCGCCTGTTGTAATACCCTGTGCGCCAACATTAGCAGCAGAAGATTGACCAACTTTTAATAAGTTTGCTTGCGTCTCTCGACCAATATCACTGAAACCACCAAGTCTGCCATACTGACGTTCAATTTCTTGTTGAAGCATTTGAGGTCTAAATTGAGACAATGCAGCTTGGATATTTCCACCTCTCAACCCGCCCGTTGCTGATGCTCTTTGCAATAAAGCCTCTTCACCAGCTTGCACAGATGCTTGAAAACCACCACCCTGTTCAATTTGTGCAATCGCTTGTCTTTGTCTTTCAGGGCCAAGTAAACCAGCTATTGCCTGTTGTTGCTCAAACGCTGCTGGCCCCGCTTGTGCATAGCCTTTAATTCCTTCTATAGCCGGTATCCCAACATCTACATAGGGTTTTAATATAGCTTGCAGTGCATCAAATTGCCTGCGCTGTTCTTCAATAGAAAGTTTGGCTGCAGCAGCCTGTTGTTCAATCCCAGCTTGACTTGCGCCAGCTTGAATGCTTGCGGCTTCAGTCGCTGCATCAGCTTGCATACTGCTGGCTAAAAAACCACCGCCTACAGTTAGGGCTGTTATCGGATCAGGCATTGCCAAACTCCTTCATGTAATCTTCAAAAGTTTCGCCATACAAAGCCATCACATGATGACCGTGTAGTGTGGCAAAACCAGCACCATGCACAAGCGAAACGGCCATCAAAATCAAATCGTAATAACCAGCACGCCATATAAATGATTTGGCATCTGCCTTGCCCTCACGCTCTGCCGTATCTGAGGCTTGCCACTTGAGAATCATTGTCGCCAGCAAAGGGGTTAAATGGTGGCTATTTGCGATAAAAAATGCGTTCTGATGCATACCCACCAGCGTATTCCAAATTGTCGCATTCAGGTCTTTGCGTTCTACTGGGTCACCATCCGCTACATCATCAAATACTTGGATTGCGTCATACACCATCAACAGCCATTCAATGGCTGGCTGGGGCAGCATAAAAACCTTTGTCAGGTTCTCTCGCAGTCCATTGGTCATGCACAACTCCTATATAGGGCAGGCCGCTGGATGCCATAACTCAGCGGATTGATTTTCGCACAAATTGACAAAAGGTCAATATTCTTCTTCTTCTTCATCTTCCCAAGCCTGACAAACCCGCATATCGTTGCAGATAAAGTTAAGCTTTTCGCAATGCCCACGATACCCATAACCCGTGTCGTACCCAGCCATCGGGATTCGCTCAATCCGAACTTGGGTCATCAAGCTGTTGTCGTAGTAGCCACAGTTCGAGCAATGTTTGCGCCTTGCGTCCTTTGCATCACACTGCATGGCTTCTGCCAGTGAGTCATAAAACTCAGGGTTTGCCTTTGGGTCGTTGCTGGGTTCTTCAGGTCCGTAGTGCCAATCTTTTACCGCAATCAGAAAATTGGCTTTATTCTCTGCAACGGTTAAGAATTCCTCTTCGCTTGGTAAGCCCATGAAACCCTTAGGCATTATCATGAAGTCTTTCATTTTCTACTCCTTAAGAAATTTCACGACCTGATGCACGGATGGTCAAGGATGTTGCCGCCCCTGCGATTGTGGATATAAAGCCACTAGCCTCCAACGCTTGGCCTACCAACTCAGGGCAAGTGTAAGTTTCATCGGGCACTATGGTGCGTGTGTCGATTATTAGGTTGGATGCGCCTGCCGAGCCACCACTGGTCACCAAGTTGCAACTAAAAGTCACATTGTTGGCGCTAGTGTTAGTCACCGTGAATTTGTCAATAATCGCCTTGACATTGGTTGCGGTGTATTGCGTGGTCTGTGCGTTTTCAGCTTGTTTGGCTGGAATTAGGACTTTAACTGTTACTGTCATAGTACACCTTCAATGTTGTTGTTTACTGTAAGAATTATGGACGGGATTGCGGGAACTGGCGCTGTTGCTGGAACAGCCAAAACTTCAACGCTTAAATCAGTGACTGAAAACATTACCTCAACAAAGTCGTTTGCTTTTAAATCTAAAAACAAATTGTAGGCTGAGAAAATCTCTGCGTTGTTTCCCTGAATACGGATAAACCCTGCGCTGTTGGCAACATTTACACCATTTAACCTGAACCAAATGTAAAACTCCGCAGTGCCGCCCGATGTTTTATCTATTTGAAAGCTGAGAGCAAAGTTGTATAAACCCTCGCTGTCAACCACAATGCGCGAAGTGGGCGTACCAATAAATACCCCATTGCTCAAGTCAGTCGTATTGAATGTTATTGCTGTGGCTGTGTTGATTACTGTGGCTGCTTGTGTGGTCGTATCAAAAAACGACCCATACCTTGCTCGCTTGAACTCCCTCGGCGGTGGGGTCATTTGCAAACCGTCAACCGCTTTATTCAACTTGTCCACCAGTGCCAAAGCCTGATTTGCTTTGTTTTCAGCCAAAGCCACTGTCACCGCAGTTTCTTGCGCTAACAATGCAATCCTATCAAGTGCGTTCTGTGCCTTTGCACCCAATGCTGCATCATTAACTTCAGTCTCTTGCGCTAAAGCAATGATCTGCGCCAACGCATCATTTGCTGTTGACTGGGCTGTTCCTGCGGCAATATTAATCTCAAGCACTACATCAGGCGCAATCGCATCCACAGTCGCAAACAATAACTCAAACTGCCTTATCTGCTGTTGGTCAGTCAGGAATTGTGCAAGCTGGTCTCGCGTCAGATTCAGCTTACGAGAAACTGGTGCGGTTGCCATCAGTATGCCAATGCTTCTATTTGCGCTTCAAGTCTTACATAGGACACATGGGCATCACTGTCGCCGCGGAAACGCTGTATTCGCCAGTTCCTCATATGCCCCTGCTGAAACCATGTAAGGCGCTTTTTACGATCACCAATCGTGCCAACAGCGATAAACTTTTCCTGTGAATAAGCCTGCCCATCCAAAGAATAACTGGTGCTGATTTGTGGATTCTTGCCAAGCGCAATACTGCCAGTCAAGCTGACCAATTCCATCTCGTTGAATATCGCCCCATTACTTTCGTTGTAGACAATCAGTGTGCCGAACTCCCAGTAGACTTGCTGCCCCCAGTGGTGTCCTGTGTCTTGCACCAAGTAGCCGATGTTGCTTGTCTGTGGGTCACCTACCATCCACTTGTCATATACCCAAACCATGTTGCGAGCACGATATTGCGAAAGACCGATCAAGGTACTCACCAAAGTAAACCAAACAGGAACTTGCAATGCTTCGGATGCAGCCGCGTCATAAACTAAAGTTTGGTCAGGCAAATGCACATAAAGATGTTGATGGTTTTTGTCGTTTCTTGCTTCCAGTTTGACCAAAGCCAACTGTGCTTCTGTGTATTCCAACAGAATATTGTCAATTTCTTGAGTGCTGATTTTTGTAGTTACTGCCGCAGCGCCAACATAAATACCTGGGGCTTCATTTCTGCCACTACCCAAAAATGCTATGCGATCAATAAACACACAGCAAGCAAATGTTCCTACTACACCTTTTTGTATCTGTGCGCCATCAATCCGTGCGAATGGAAACAAGTCACCGCCCACATTATCGAAAACCTCAATCGTGTTGCGGTTAAGCGCAAAAATCTCGTTTCGCAATTTTAGCAACGCCACCACAGGGTCGGGGTCAAC